TTATTGCTTGGATATTTAATTTCAATCTCCTCCGGATTGACCGGTATCCGGATCTTTGTACTTCCAAATTTCAGATAGATGGAAGTTGTATTTTTAAGCTGTCCCATCCCATCCTCCTATCCGTGCGATACTGCTGTTCCGGCAGCAGCCTGTTCGATCAGGATCGCTTTCAATTTATCCGCAATATCACTGGCAGTCAGATTCTTGGCAGCGCTTTCCGGAATGGACACATGGATCTGCGGCGCCATAGTCTGAAGCTCTATGTTATTCATATAGCGGCGTTCTGCCAAATCCCTGTAGATCTTGATATCTTCATCGGAAAGCTTTACATCATCTTCGATCTTGCCGACTTTCCCAACCTTGCCAATGTCTCCAAGGTTGTCCACAGTTGGGATAGATGATGCGTCAAAACCATTCAGGCCTCCCAGATTATCCGTCAATGACTCCAGGCTGAGATCCATGTTGTCCAGCTTAGCCCCCAGACTTGCACCAACATCCCCCCATTGTTGCGACGTCGCAACCACATCGAGTTCTGACATACGTTTGATCTGGACTGCATTTTCTCCGAATGTATCATCAACCCAGCCGGACATCTTGCCGCGGAATCCGGATACAACACTGGCCATATCCGTTCCCAAAAGTGCATCAATGGCTCCGGCTGTTGTTTCGACAATTCCCAAAATTGTATCAAATACATCAAAAAATAACCGGGCGGTCGCTCCCAGAGGATCGTTCCAAACATTCGCAAAGAACTCCGCAAATGCAGCAATCACATTCCAGAGAGATGCAAAGACATTGTAGCCGACTGCATACAGCAATCCTAAAATTTGTCCAACAAAGCTCCCGACTTCCTGCATTCCGAATCCAAATTGTTGGGCGGCAATCAGGGCTGCTGAAAAAACAGCTATCAGCAGTAATATCTGCCAGTTTGCTGCCGCCCAGGCTGCAGCTGATGCCAATGCACTTCCTACATTGGCCATGCCTGCTAAAATCGCTTGTCCATTCAATATGACAAGCGCCACCCCTATTGCCGCCAATATAGGTAAAATAAAATCCAGATTATTGGATACCCACAAAGCGCCCTGACCAATCGCAGATAACGTCCCAACTCCTATCTGTGCAAGAACTGTGAACAAGGTAATTGCCTGCATAATAGCCTGCTGACCTTCGTCTGAATTCAAGAATTCACTCCATCCAGAAAAGCTATCCTGCAAGTTTTTTTGAATTGCGTTTTTTCCCATGGTAAAAGCTTCTGCCAGTGTCATAGGCATCTCTTGAAATTGTGCATCTATCTCATCCGTCGCTTTCAGCATAGCATTTTTTACTACTTCTGCCGTAATCTGTCCCTCTGATGCCATATCCCGGATTTTACCTATGTCCTCTCCCAGGTAATCCGCAATCGTTTGGATGATATTGGGCGCTGCCTCAAAGATTGCATTCAATTCCTCACCGCGGAGCACACCAGCACCCATTGCCTGGGTCAGCTGCAGGGATGCTGAGGAAATCTCCTGCTGCGATGCACCTGCAATCTTAAACTGCTTATTTAAGTTTTCCGCAAACTGGACAATCTCTACACTGGAGGAAAATGCCTTACCGGCACGCTGTCCCAGGCCAGCTACCACCTGTGCCGTAGCATCATATGCAGACCGGGTACGCTGCGCCGACACATAGATCATATCCTGCAATTCGGCTGTGGACTGAAGCCCATCATTCATTAAATTCAGGCGGGCTGTAATCTGTGTCTGCTGATCAGCAACCCCTAAGAAGGATCTTACCAAACTTACCGCACCAGTTGCTACTGCGATCTGGCGGAATGTCCGAAGAAGATCACCTGCTGCTCTGCCTGTCCGTTTGGTTTCTTCTGTATGATTCCGCTGATTTACATCAATCTGCTGGATCGTCTGTTTGATCTCATTCATTCCCTGTACAGAAATATACTGGAGTGCATCGGACATCTGATTGATACTCTGTGTTACTCCATCAATGGACTGTCTGGTTTTCTCCGATTCACGGGCAGACTGTGAGGCCAGATCTGTTATGCCATTGTTGACAGAAATCAGGCTTGAAAGAGCCTGCTCCCCCAGATTGATGAATGTATGGAAAGAGGAAGAAAACTGATCTGTCAATGTAAGTGTTTCATTTATTTTCCCCATCAATTTTACCCCCTTGTCTTTTTCTTGATCTCTTTATGTTCTTTCTCCAGAAGAGCCGCCATAAGAAGCCGTTCCTGTATTCTCAGATTCATAACTTCACTTGGGAAAATACCATGATCACACAGCATTCTTTGCATAAGCTGTACCGTCATGGTATTTTCCGCTACTAGTTTTTTGCTTCTTCATCCAGTTCACTCAGTTCTTCATCATCGGTCACTAAATCATTGATCTTCTTGATCTCCCTGACTAATCGGTTGTACTCCCCAACAGTCAACATACGCCCTGGTACATCCAGCGGATCCACTACTTTGTAATGTGCGCATAATTCGGAATCCTTAAAATTAGGGCTTACAACACAGGCTCCTACTAACAGCTTTCCGTACTTATCATCATCAAGTTCCCGGATCAGCTGGCCATTCATCTTGCTCTTTCGAGTAGCCTGCTTAATCAGACGGTTATTCGTCTCCTGATCAATTACACGAATCACAAACGGTACTGGCTTGCCATCCTCCCCTACTGCTCTTTTTGTAATTACTACCTCTTTCGTTTCCTCCATAACCGGCGGAAGCAGGAATGCTTTAATATCTCCCATAATAATTTCAACCTCCTAACTGTTCCGGGTCTTTAAACCAATTCAGAACCTCGATATTTGTGTAAGAAAATCCTACTTCCATCTCCAGAAAATCAGCGTCTGCATCCAGAGATGAAATGGGGAGTTTCTGAAGTTTTACATTGTAAAATACCACTGTCTGCGTCCCTACCGTGGAAGATGGATCATCATTTGTGATCTGGATCGTAAAATATGGTAACTTCCCTGTCTTCAAATAATCCTGAAGCATTCGCAGGAAATGCGGCGTTCCATAATAAATGGTCATGGAACCTGTCAGAGATACGCCCGTAGTCTTTTTCTGGACCAGACGGGTCCCTACTACCTTAAAGTCAGATTCCTGAAATTCTGCATTGGAATCAAATTTTTTTAGTCCAAACATCTCATGGTTTTCGCCATCAATTGTCATGAACCCGCTTCCTGCCTTTCCATTTAGGGCGTCCCGTTCAAGTAAAAAGCTCATGTACTACCTCCTATTCTGCTTCAACGTTTACAGATACTGTAACCGTCATGAAGATCTTCTCGATGCTGTCCACCGGCTGGATTTTCACGGCGATCAGAACTGCATCAATGCTATTTCCGGCCTCCACCGTTACATCCTCAGCCTCAAAGTTCTGGACACCGCTATTTGCCTGCATATCGTTCAGATACCCTACAATCCAGCCTTTTAGCAGGCTGCGGCCGGTCTCATCATTACTTACCTTGCCGATGAAATAATTACTGAAATGCTCATATACATCATTGCAGAACTGATTCAGCACCCGCATAACACGGTTTTTGGAATATTCCTCACCCTTATCCACTGCAAAGCTGGTAAATGTGTTAATATCTGTGCATACCTTAACTTTGTCAAAGGTATCAATAAAAACAATTTCCCCGGCCTTAATTGCCTCTTCGATCTGCGCATCCGTCAGCTTCGGGCAGGCTTCCAGCGCGTTGGGATAACGAGAATAGGTCAGGGACTGGTTATACAACGCTCCTGCCTCTGCTCCGCCTAACCACCACGTTGCTTGCTGCGGAGTTAATACGGTTCCATCGTCCAGCTTAACTCCGTTCTTGACTGAAATTACCCACTCACTATTTGATACAGAAGCATCGGCCATAACCGCCTGACATTTCAGTCCCACATTGTTTGAGACACGCTTGACAAAAGCAGCTACTGCCTGAATCGTTGTCTTATCCTCACCGTCATAGACCATTACATCAAACTTATATGGCTCCATTGCCGTGAGCCATGCGGCATAATCCGTGGTTGCTACAGTAGGGTTCTTTCCTCCTGTCAACTTTTTCCCTGCGGTCGCTTCAAGCTCTCCGGATCCGCTAAATACAACCCACACATTCCCTACAAGCTCTTCTGCCGTCTTGACTGTCTGTTCATCTCTCACAGATCCATCAACTACAGTTGCGACCTGGAAAGTCTTTTCTTCATCCGGATCCGCCGAAATAATAATGGCAATATCATTTCCCCGTACACCGTCATACACAGCCGTTGCGGTCAATGTCCCGATTGTTGCAGTTGCTTTTGCCCCACTGGTTCCTTTGGGGCGGTATAGAAGGATTTTTGATGGCCCTGCCGTGGTATCGCTTCCCTTCATCATTTCCCTGAGGAACAGCGCTTTTTCACTTGTAATATCGTAGCCGATATATGGTGTCAGATCCTCTCCTGGGATAATCGTCTGTACAATCCCTGACGGTCCCCAGGAAAGAGGTTCTGCGATCGCTACAATCCCCCGTGTTCCAATATTTGCCCTGATGTTGCCCTGCGACTTGGTGTTGATGTATACACCCGGCTGGGCTTTGTTCTGGCTTGTCCATGTGCCTCCTGCCATTTTTGACCTCTCTTTCTATATAATACGTATTGATTTTATACGTATTGCGTGGTATAATACTGATTGTAAGGAGGAATAGGAAATGCCCAAAAAGCCAATCGAAATGGAAAGAATCATCCTCTCCGATGGTTGGGTGTTTAAATCTCAGACCGGATCCCACCGGCATTATACACACCCGACAAAATCAGGAAAAGTTACGATTCCTTTTCATTCAAAAGAATTGCCAAAAGGCACTGAAAATTCCATCTTAAAACAGGCGGGGCTGAAATAGCCCTGCCACCCTAAAACAGGAGGTATGTATATGTTATCTGTGTATCCAGCTTGTTTCTGCAAAGAAGAAAACGGCTACTCTATTTTCTTCCCCGATCTTAACTGGCTTGCTACCTGTGGAGATACTTTAGAAGATGCTATGGAAATGGCTGTAGACTGTCTGGCAGGCTATCTTTATGACTGCAAAAAAGAAAATGAACCAATCCCAACTGCTTCCGAAATGAATACCCTCTCTGTAGAAGCACAGCTAAAAGAATTTTATGAAGATTCTCCCATTCCTTCTTACTTTATAAACATGGTGTCTGTCGATGTGGAAGCTTATGCAAAAGAGCACTTTGAGAAATCTGTAAAAAAGACCCTGTCCATTCCGGCATGGTTAAACAAAGCCGCCTTGGAGCAAGGCATCAACTTTTCTCAAACTCTCCAGGAAGCCCTCCTTGCAAAGCTCCGGGCATAATCCTAAAGGCCGTCCTAAATGGGCGGCTTTTTATTTGTCCTTTAATCTCTCATCTAAAAGCTTTCTTGCCTCTTCGATAGTATATTCTGGTTCTGTCAGGATCACCCTGGCAAAATCCCGCTGATACCCGGCCAAATGCTTGCTTTTCAACAGTTTACTGGTGGAGTATTTTTGTCCGTCTCTTTTGTGCGGCGTCGCAACAGTAGACTTAGACTCTGTACTCTTATTTGCCTTTGATGCCATAACGTTCCTCCATTTCCTGCATTGGATTTCCTTCCTCCGGCAGCCGCACCCGTTCCCTGATGTGAAATTGATAATGCAGCTCCCCGTCTTCCGTCTGCCACTGCCTCTCATAGGTCCGTATCCATGCTGTTTCACTGCCTCCATCTGAATAAGGGAACAATTCCAGTACCGAATCCAGATAATCTGCAATCTGGAGAATCTCTGCGTTGGCATTAACAATGTTACGTTCCTGAACAAACACAATGTCCACACCCAGATCACGCAGGAACCGCTCCCCCACCTGCCCCTCTATGGTAGAGGGCATGAAAAAAATAAAAAAGCAGGGTGGTTCTGTTCCCTGGGGATTGGGACTGTCATAAACCGGATACGTCGGGTATCTGGAAGTAAGGACGCCTGCAAGGCTGTTTACAATATGATCCAATGTAAAAGTCATTTGAACGCCTCCCTTACCCGCTTATCCAGCTCAATACGGACCACAGAGCGGTATTTTCCGATTGCTTTCTGCTTCATGTATTTTCCTTTCACATAGGTAGTCTTTGTACCGACCATCAGACCGCCTGAGCCGTCTGGAGACCGTTCCAAAAGAGAACCGTTCTTAATCAGGCCCGGAACAAAATGCTTGTCCACACGATGACCGTCATTCACATAGGAAGCATACTGCATATGATTGTTTAATTCTGTCCGCACGCTTCCCCCCGAAACAATAGGCGTTGTCTGGCTGTCCGTAGCCCAGTGCTGGGCCATATCCCCCGACCGCATATTGGTTCCCGCAATCGTTCCATCATTGGGCGGTGTATTCTCTGTCGCCACCCGTATAGCCTCAATCGTGGCGCCCTCTGCCACCTCTGCCATGATCTTTGATACGTCCTGCCCGGCCTTGCGCAGTTCATTTAACCTTTTCCTCATCTGAGCACCAAAACTTGACATCTAATCACCTCACAACATTGTCTTTCAGCAGCCCAACTTCTTTATGCTCCAGACCGGTCATTCCCCCGCCTACTGGATCATAATAGGCCACCGGTGCTCCGGCCACATACCGTTCCGGCTGGTTTGCATGTCCCAGTGCTCCGCCCCGGATCACCTGCAGCTCATCTCCCGCCCGGATATCCACAGACAAGTCACAGGCTAATTTCTCTGATGCCCGTTCTCTGGATGCATTATCCGTCATCACAGGGCCGTCCTTCTTTGGGCTGTAGATTCGGCATAAAACAGGAACCGTGTTTACTTTCTGCCGTTCCTGCCGGGTCACATTCCCCTGTTTCTGAGCTGACACTCTGTAGATATCAACGGTATCCGTATACCACCCGGCAAAAATAGGATTATCAAATAGCATACATACCTCCCATTCCTACCATACGGGCCATTGTGACCAGCTGGGAGCCGTACTGGGTGGTATTCCAGCTTCCCCATTTTTCGGTTCCCGCTGTCACAGCGCTGTTGTCATAACTGACAGAGGTATCACCCATGGACACTGTTTTTACAACGCCCTTTTGCTCTGCATTCCCTGCTGCCTGTCCAGTGCTCTGGGAACATGGCGAATACGTTTTAAGGTACATCGTGGAAAAATGTGCTACATACAGCCCCACTGCATACCGCCACATACTCCCCCATCGGGATGGCAATACACTGTCATTTGCCTGGTCTACGAATGTCTGAAGCATGGTTTCCGGGATCAGGCTTTTACGCCGGATCTCTCCTGAGCCCATGACCGTATATTCTTCCTGACAAAACTGTGGGAAATCCTCCAGAAAAGCAGGGATGGTATAGGAACCCTGCTCCCCTGGCTGAGGAATATTTGCAGCTGTCGATTTTGCACTGTGAAACGCATCATAGATTGTCCCCATACCATCATCTCCTTATTTCTTTGTATTTTTCTTTCCAGAAGGCTTTTCATCTTCCCGAACCGCTTCTGCCGCATTTTCCTGCGTATCTGGGCGAATGTCTGCCCTTTCTGCCTTTTCTGCAGCCGCCTCGTCCGCAGTTTCCAGCTGTTTATCCTTCCTGCCCTGAGGAGTGGCGATCATACCGGACTCAATCGCAGCCGCAATGAGCCAATGCCCTGCCACGTCCTCCGGAATTTCTCCGATATAATCCTTCGGAATTACATAGGGATCTGCCCCATCCCTCGGAATAAGAAATCTGTTTTTTGAAATGATAAACATCCTGTACCTCCCTTAAATTCCATCTACATACAATACAGTCTGATCGTAGAATACCTCTACCTCAGACACATTGGCCGCATATGCCGTGTCATAGCAGAACTGCTCTGTGTTCGGCCCTGTCATGGCACGGGTTAACGGTGCAAGTTCATCCATAGCGAGATAACGCTCTTTATTGCAGTACACTGCCATACGGTCCTTTTTACTGGCTCCTGCACCCTTACACCAGGATGTGGCGCCAATATACAGATCCACTCCGTTCTGCTTTGCCACATTGTTTTCCAGAAGGAAAGCAAGGATCGTCTTTTCTGCCAGATCGCTCACTCTGGTGGTTGCCAGATAATTAAACTGTTCATACGGCATAATGATATGGTTCGGGATTGCATCCCGGTCATATTCTGCCGCCGCCCAGGCTGCCAGGATGGCCGTATTGATATCATCCAGAATCTGATCCGGCGTCTTACTCTTAAAGGTAGTGCCGCTGGCAGATCCTGTGGCTGCAGCACTGGTGATCGTAACATCCGCATTGTTTAACAGGCCGGTGGTTCCGTAACGTTTGAATCCTGCATATGTGTTTTCCTCCATATGCTTGTCATATGTCAGGCGCAGGCCGTCCCTAAGCAGGCTGTCCAGATTGCGGCCGGTCATATTGCCTCTCTGCATATCAATCCACATGACGCGGGTACCCATGGCTACCATGTGGGACTTATACAGTCCCTTCTCAAAATTCGCCTGGATCATAGGGATACCGTTCGCACCTCCGGCGTGATGCAGATTATCGCCAGAGCCTCCGGAAGTGCCGTATCCTACCTGCATAGCGCTGACAAATTCGGCCCAGCCGCCTCCTACTCTCACAGGGATATCGCGGGCGTATGTAACGCTAGTCAGCGGTGTTCTCACTAACGTATCTCTTTTTTCCAGCTCTGATGTTAAAAATGCCTGTCCGGAAGCGATCCCGGCGGCATCCATCGTCATGTGGGCAGCATTTCCGCCAGTGGCACTCCCGCCAGCGCCCCGTGCTACCTGCATACCTAAATCCATTGTACCTACATTCTGAAATGCCATTTTAATCCTCCTTATGCGTTAATCATTGTCAGGATACTCAGTTCAGCCACACCGTTTGCATCAGCGTTTCCTCTCCACTGAGCATTTGTCAATTCTACAGTATTTCCACTGTCTGCCTCTGCCTCAAATCCCCCTATCAAAGCCTTTGAATGGCTTACATTTGCTTTGATACGGACATATACCTTTCCGCCGATAGCCGGAGTACCCTTCTGGCAGATCACATTGATACGGCCTCGCTTAAGTACAGATACAGCCTCTCCCGGCTGATATCCTCCGGCGTTCTGGTTCAGATAATCCGTAGCAGATTTGATCTCTCTGGCTGCCACACCTACAAACTTATCTGCGGTGCTGCTGGCGCCGAAGGGAATCACTGCACCGGATGTCCCATAAACTACAGCCTGTCCGAATGCTACCGCAGCATCTCCCTCCAGAGGATGGGAATCCACGATCATATCCGGCTGTCTGGAATAACTTCCGGCGTATCCGTGCGGCATTGTCTTTCCGATTGTCTGTCCTCTCATTCCTGTGTACCTCCATTCTTATGCGGATTCATTTTGTCATAAGCGCTCTGCAGACTGCTTAAATCTGCCACAGGCTTATGATCCACTGCATTCTGTGCATTGTGCTGGGCTGCCTTCATAAGTTTTGCAATATCCCCATCAGCCCCGGAGCCTGTTACACAGGCGATCAGGGCATCGGATACCGCCTTGCGCTCCTTTTCATCTTTGATCGCAGCTACAGCAGGCCTTGCAGCCTTTAAAAGAGCAGCGGCCAAAGCCTTGTCCACTGTAGGGGCCTGTTCACCGCTTCCCTCTGCCGGAACTACTTTGGCTTCCTTCTTTTCCTCTTTTTCTTCCTCTTTCCCCTCCAGCTTCCGGATAGCTGCATCCATCGGATCCTCTTCTGGTTTTTCCTTTGCAGCTTCATCAAACAGGTTTAATAATCTGTCGATTTTCTGATCCAGAGCCGTTAAAAAAGCGGAATCCTGTACCGTCTGAGCGGTACCCTCTTTTTCCTCTTTGCCTGGCTCTGTTCCATCACCGCCGCCGGAAGAGTCCTCTTCCTCAAATGCATCTGCCGCATCCATAGCCAGCTGTTCAATTTCCT